CGATCGCTTAGCTTCCGCCATAGAAGGTTTACTCCATAGGAGCCATCTCGACCAGAACCCCGCTGTCCTGATACCCTTCTTGGACCACGTTTCCCCCATACGTCCGTGACGTGCGAGGTATCGTCGCATCCTCTTAGGGTCCTTATGGATGGTGTAGTCAGAGTAGCCCGCCCCTCCAAAATCGACAAACTTCCCGTCTTGAAAAGTAACTCTAAACTTTTTGGTTGGCTTAGGACTCTTCTTGAGTTTGACTTTCATTAATATATTTAAAGAAATTAATTGTAGTATATGTAGAAGATGTCCAGTTAGCTCAGTTGGTAGAGCGCCAGGCTTTTAACCTGGTGGTCATGGGTTCGATACCCATACTGGACACGCTGGGATGCCCGAGTGGTTTAAGGGGGCGGTCTTAAGAACCGCTGCACGTCCGTGCTCGTGGGTTCGAACCCCACTCTCAGCAAAGGGAATTGCTCCTATAGCTCAGTTGGTAGAGCGACAGGCTGTTAACCTGTAGGTCACTGGTTCGAACCCAGTTGGGAGCGTAACATGCATCCGAGCATGAATCCAATAATATTGGTTAGATTTTCACCAACAGAATAATGCCATGTATGAACAGTGGAGTTTTTTATACCAAATAAAGAATCAACCCAATTTTCATATTTTGGTTTACCACCGTAGACTTTACGCATCCATAGGGGACCTTCATCCATCCCTTCATGGTGTGTGAGACAACCCCCAAATGCGCGCACGATATCTTCCCTGCATGATAACCAATATTCGAATATTTCCCATAGGATCCCTACGATTATCCAAAACTTGAATTGTTTAGGATAAAGAAATCCTAATAAAGTGTAAAAAAATAAGTGACCATATTGAAATCCGTAAAACTCCGTCCTATAACACCACGCCCCCTTTTCGGATGTACACGAACATGAACTTCCGTGATGCAAGAACCAAATCAAGAAGAGTAAACCGATGATCATATACTATACTCATAAATGTTTTCTGCATACCGCCTTGTACATGTCGTCACCACCAACTAATTCCAATTTAGTGCTCTTGACGATCCTTTTTGTGAAGGGTCCTTGGGTGCCATCGAGACAGTCCATGCACATCGCAGTTAGTTTGGTCACTTCGTCTGCCAATGGTACGCAATCCAAGATGTTTCCAAACTTTCTCTGTTTATAATCTCCATCCAACCCAGCAATAAGAACCGTCTTTCCAGCATTTAATTCCTTTTCGACGAAGGATTTGAGACCGACGAAAAATTGAGCTTCATCCAGAGCCACCACGTCACACCCCTCTGTGTTCACTGTGGATAGGTCGTTGGTTTTGATGCATCGGAAAGTCATATTGTCGTGGGTTCTGAGGACCTCCTCAGATGAACGAATATCCTTCTCTGAATTAATAACTACCACACGCTTCCCTATGACCCTGTAGCGTTTTAGTCGACGAATCATTTCCGTCGTCTTCCCCGAAAACATATTACCCATGATAATATGAAGACTCATTTGACTAATAAGTATTTTTTATTTTAAGCGTGTAATTAGTAAATATTCTCACTTAAATAATTGAGTACTATTATGTATATGACTAAGCCCGTTCTTAAATGGGTCGGTGGGAAGGAAAGACAAATCCCATTTCACAACATCACGGTATCTATGAATGCAGAGAATCGGGAAGTCATACATGTGAATTAAAACTCTCACTTAGTTTATTTACATTTTAAAGTCTCGACGTATACAGGTCTCTCTGTCTTGATAACGGCGAGCCCCAGACGTATGATGTTCCTTACGAATCTTGACTTGACGAATATTACAGAGAAGTCTATATTCTCTTTAGATTCGCGACGATGCTTATCGAGCACACTCTTGAGTGACAGCACCTTCCCCAAAGAGATGTTCGAACATCTACTGGCGTCTATCACCAACTTTATACGTTCATTCTTCTGCCAGAGTTGTGTAAAAAATGAATCTAAGTGAATCGGGGTTGTCTCATTTGTCACTACAAAACTAGAAATCATCCTGAAGTATGTACGAATATATTTCCCACGATGGTATTCATATCAAGGTTGGTGAAAATGCCAAAGAGAATGTTCGTCTCACGGAGTCTGCACACCCCGATGATTGGTGGATGCATGTGGTGGATACCCCGGGTGCCCACGTGGTCATATCGTACAACAAGGAATCTTTACCTAAAGAGACTGTGAACGATGCTGCTACACTCGCGGCACATCATTCACAATCAAAGACGATGAAAAGGGTTGTCGTCCACGTGACGAAGGCAGGCTACGTCACGCCCGGTAAACACATGGGTCAGGTGAAACTCGTGGAAATTTCAAACGTCACGAATATCTCCATGTACAAGGAACAGGGAAGGTTAGAAAGACTCTTAAAAACGAGGGTCCATAAAAATATATGCAGCCCCCTTATCAAGACTGGACTCCTGTCGTACTTCGGAAGAAAGTGACTCCTGAGAAAGTGATTCAACCCGAGGTTTCCAAGGAGGTGAAGATCGAACGTGAAGAGATTGGCACACACGAAAAGGTGAGCGTATCACTGGCCAAGACTATTCAACAGGCTCGGATCGCTCGAGGCTACAAGACTCAAAAGGAACTGGCCAACGCAGTGGGTGTCAAGGTGGACATCGTCAACGGGTATGAATCCGGAAAGATGATCCCAGACAATAACGTGTTGCAGAAACTTAGACGGGTACTGGGAGTGAAGTTAAAGAATTGATGGGGTATACGAAGTATGAAGCTATTAGGCATAGACATAGGCTACTATAATTTAGGAATAGTGCTAGCAGAATGTAATGATGAAAAAGTGAATGTTCTTTATGTTCAAAAGGTGGATCTCACAGAGTACAAAACGCATAAAGCACCCGAGCTCTCTGATATGATTCATGGATTTGTGACGGAGTATTCGGACATCTTCTGTGAGGCGGATCAAGTGCTCATCGAGCGCCAACCACCAGGGGGTATAAGTAGTGTAGAGGTTCTTCTTCATTACATCTTTAGACACAAGGCTATTCTCATCAGTCCCGTGTCGATGCATAAGCATTTTGGCATAGGACATCTAGACTATGAACAGCGTAAAGAGAGGACAGAGATCATAGCTTCTAAATATATAAAGGAGTGTGTGTACTACGAAAAGTTGGAAAGAAAACACGACGTGGCGGATGCCCTGTGTATGATACTTTTCCAAAATTATAAAAACGGTACACAGTTCAAAAAAAGGACCATTGAAAAGAGTGGTCTTTTTAGTGAGTTTGCTCTCGGCGCGTGAGGGCATTTTTAAACACTTCATGGATTTGTAAAAGTTTCTTCTGAAACAGGTCCTTCTTCACGATGGCAATCTCCTTCTTCTGAAGCTCGTCGTTGAGGATCTTATTCTCGTACTCCAGGTCGAGGATGCGGAGCTTGAGCTGGTTAATTTCGATGCGGAGTTCTTCGGACATTGTGAGTGAGAGATACAATTCCCTGGTGTCCCATGTGACTTAGGTTCATTTTAAACTATGTATACTATAAGATGCCTCTCACAGATTCCGAAATCACCAAGAAGGTGACCGCACTGCGTAAAACATACGGTAAGACGTACGCACCCCTCAAGTACTTCAGGGGGCTCAGGACCCTCAAGGACGTGGAGACCCGGTACAAGAAGATGCTCAAGAAGGATTACGGTGCCTTCAAGACGGACGCCAAGGTGAAGACCCGAACATCTTCGTACACACAACGCTTTCGTAAAAAGTACCCCGGGGTCAAGTCTTTACCCGACATCGCCAAGGCTACGGGGATACCACTGAGAACCCTTAGGACCATCTACAACCGTGGTCTCGCGGCGTGGCGCACCGGTCACAGGCCCGGGGCAACCCCTCAACAGTGGGGATACGCGAGGGTACATAGTTTTGCTGTGAAGGGAAAGACGTACTACACGGCGGATAAGGACTTGAGGTAGTTTAGAAATTATAAACACCGGGTAAAGAGCAATCTATCCACTTATAACCATATTCGACACCTTGAACATTTGACGCTTGGCTTATTTTTCTCTTACCATTTGAATAAGAAGAAATATTCCCTTCCCTAATCATACTTTTAGTCGCATCACTGACATTGTAATAAAAATCGACTAATTTATCACTTTCAGGTAAAAGTCTATAAATCAGTCTTTTATTTTTATTTATATTTGGGTCTAGATGTATTTCATGCAATAAGGGTTTGTACATCTCTATATATTCCATCGTTTCGTATCCATTCCATATTTTACCCTGTTTAATAGTATTTTGTAGGTCTTGAACTGTTTTACCAATATTATTATATGTAGTAGTAGATGGTATGTATAATCTGTCGTTTACAAGAGAAATATTTTCTATCCGTTCACCATTATGATATTGTTCTTTTATATTATTTAGATTAACGAGTAAATATTCACGTTTACTTTTAGGTAACTTATCTTGAATACGATCTAACAACTGTTTCTTAATAATATACATCGAGTCATAATATCTGCGTTGTTTATAATACCATGCATGTTCGGGTGTATGTACCAATAATTCGAAATGTTCATCTAGATATTTCAACGCGTTGTTATATTTGTCAAACCACTCATTCTCTATAAAATCTTCATGTTTTAATACCATTGTATTTTCTGGGTAATTATTGGGTTCATCTGTCTTGATGATAGTTTGATAATGTTTTCTCAATGCATCAGGTGTAAACATGTTAAGTTCCCTATCCATTGTTCGTATATGTTTCCATGGGATAATTTGTCCTGGTTCCATCTGTTTAAACATTTCAACGATATTATACAGTTTTTGAGTCTTTTCATCTGTCCAATCATTACTGTTTCTCTTCATTTCTGGGTTTCCATTGATATCGAATTTTCGAAAATTCGAA